CGCAACGACAGTCTTCCGAGGGTGATATCCCAAGAGATTTTTCCAACACCAAACGCGTGGGACGCACAACGGGGTCCACAGAAAAAGGAAACATTGAGGGACAAGAATCATCAAGTGAATCTTATCGACGCAGTAACGCACACGACACCCGACCATTTGAAGAAGGATGGTGGGAGTCTGAACCCGCAGTGGGTCGCGTGGCTCATGGGATACCCAACCGAGTATCTCAACTCCGTGCCTTGGGAAACTCAGTCGTCCCGCAAGTCGTCAAAGAAATCGGATTAGCAATATTGGAGGCAGAAAATGACAACAAAGACACGTGATTTAGGATTAGAATTAGAATGCCTGGAAGGAGCTTTGGAACAAGCACAACGATTACATAAGAACGGAGCTAACCCTCAAGAAATACTTGATGAGATGAAAGTTGACAAAAAAGCAGATAGTTGGATAATAGCAGTAGCACACATGGCAGGATGGTGGTATCGTTACCGTAAGAAAAAGGAACAATTATGAGAGTTTTATCTTTAGGCGCAGGAGTACAAAGCAGTGCTTTAGCATTAATGGGAGAAAAGGGAGAAGTTCCTAAACCAGATTGTGCTATTTTTGCTGATACCCAGGCCGAACCAAAAGCAGTTTATGATTGGCTTGAATGGTTACAAACACAATTATCTTATCCTGTGCATATAGTAAGTCATGGTGATTTATACCAAGAAATGATGGATGTGGCAGAAGGTACGAGTAAGTATAAATTTTTAAATGTGCCTGTATTCACGATCACTGGAGAGCGATACAAAAAAGGATTATTAAAAAGACAATGCACCACGCATTATAAAGTTTTACCTGTCAATAAAAAAATTAGAGAATTGTTAGGATTGAAACCCAGACAAAAAGTTCCTAAAGATGTCAAGGTACAATTACAAATGGGTATCTCATACGATGAAATGGTACGTATGAAACGTAGTCGGTTTTCCTATGTAACAAATGAGTTTCCTTTAATAGAAAAACGTATTCGTCGACATCAGTGTGTGGAGTGGATGGAAAAAAATAATTATCCTAAACCACCTCGTTCAGCATGTATTTTTTGTCCTTATCACACTAATACGGAATGGAGGCGTGTGAAAGAAAATGAAGAAGAATGGAACAAAGTAGTTGCTTTAGATCATGCAATACGTCATGCTACTAAAAAAAGTAAAGATGAGGTATTTTTACATTCGGACAGGATTCCGATTGATGAAGTTGATTTAAGTACATGGGATGAACTAGGTCAACCAGATTTATTTTTTTATAACAAAGATGACTTTGGTCAACTTAATAATTGTGATGGGATGTGCGGTGTTTGAATATAATTGTACGTTAAGAAGAGTTGTAGATGGGGACACAATAGATGTCGATGTGGATTTGGGATTCAAAGTTACGTTATCAAACGAAAGAATTCGCCTACAAGGAATTAATACGCCGGAGTCGCGCACGAAGAATAAGGAAGAAAAAATTCTTGGTTTGGCTGCGAAAGCACGGCTTAAGGAATTGCTTCCAAAAAAGTTCGTCGTCAAAACAGTAAAGGACGGCAAAGGCAAGTTTGGAAGAATCCTTGCTGTACCTTTTGTAGACGGCGAAAATATTTGTGAAAAATTAATTAGTGAAGGTCATGCTCGAGAATACCAGGGGGGTAAAAAAGAATCATGGACTCCCTGGAAAGTACAACCCACCAACTATCGTTAGTGTTCGACGAAGATAGCATCAAGTTCATAACCCATAGCTTTTAATAATAATTCCATTTTGTAAATAGAAGGTTCGGATATTTTTTTTCGTTCGTAATTTTCAATAGTGGATACGCCCACACCAGACTCTGCTGCTAATTGCACCCGGGATAAACCAGAACTACGTCTTAGCTCACATAAAATTTCAGCCCAATGTTCTTGTTTTTTTGGGGGGGTTCCAAAAGGGTCTTCCCCCCAACTACTTTCTTTTTCCCCATCTATCAAATCTTAACCTTTAATTAATTGTTGGTTTTTTTTCCATAACCTCTTTTAATATTCCGTCAAAACTTTCATCTTTACCTAATGCCAAGCCCAGAGTTGTATGCTGCAATCTTGCCATAAGATATGCCGCTTCTACTAATCCTAACTTTTCACTTGCTAACTCTAACGCAACTCGAAACAAAGTTACAACTTTTATTTCATTTGGAATATTTTTATTTTGTGAGGCAAACTTTTCCATGTCATCATAAAATTGAATAATTGCATTGGCATCAAATTTATTTACCATCCGAAAGAGATCCTTTTTTATATACTGCACGCATAAGTTCTACATCCGTAGGTAAGTCATCGGCAAGCTCAACAAGAAACGCAATTTGTTGGGCAGGCGACCTGTGCGTAGTTTTTGATAATACTTTTAAACGTTCCCAAGTTTCAATTGGAACTGCTACACTTTTATATTTATTTATATCTGGCATTATATACTCCTTATGTTAGCCATTGTTTAAGTTCTTCACCCATAACCACACTAGCAATATCCATTTTATTTCGTAAAGACTGAACAATTTGACTATCAATTGTTTTATCTGCTATGAGATCAATATAGGTAACATGTTTGTTTTGACCAATCCTATGACAGCGATCTTCAGATTGCATACGTACAGCAAGATCAAAACTATTGGCAAAATAGATTACCGTTTCGGCAGCAGTCAAGGTAATTCCATAACCACCCGTTTGCGGATTGCCAACAAAAAATTGAGCTTCTCCATTTTGGAATTGCTCAATAGCATTACTGCGATCCTCATCTGTTGTATCTCCATAATAAGTTACCGTGGACGAGGGTCCGTAAACTTTTTTTAATTCATCTTTTATCCTTTCTATATCATATCGAAAACGTGACCAGATAATAACTTTACCAGACACATCTTCTAAACATTCCATAAGTTCTTTTAATCTATTATCTTTAATAGGAATAAGTCTTCCATCATCCGTTTTTGTATGCCCTGACAACACTTGTTGTAATCTTATTAACTGGGTCATGACGTTTGGGGCTGTCATAAAGTCATTGTCCCCCAAGTGTGCCAGAGCATATTGTTTTATCTCGTCATATATACGCGCTTGATCGGGTGTTAGCTGCACTTGACGTTGCGTATAAATTTTCGGAGGCAAATCTAAACAATCTGCCTTCATAACACGAGATGAAAACTTCTTTAATATATCGGATAAGGTATCAAGATTTCTATATCCTACAATCATGTTAAAAGAATGTGAACCCACAGAACGTTTTTTCATGATAGCAAAACGATATTGAAATTGAAAAAAATTATCTCCTACATCTTTTCCTAGTAATTCGGGATGTAAAAAATTACATTGTGCCCATAAGTCCATAGGAGATTGCGTAACAGGAAACCCTGTTAAAATACGTTTATATTTAGCTTTTCGTCCTATCTTTATAATAGCCTTAGTACGTCGAGCTTTAGGACTTTTAATAGCTGTCGACTCATCAACAGCTAATAAACAGATTCCCTGGTCCAATACTTTATCCAGATACCGTGTACCTTTGGCAGTGGACAAAGCTTCGATATTCATTACCAAAATCCGAAGATGGTCAGTTTCTCGAGGTTCTAACATTAATGATAAATTAACCTTTTGTTCTTTAGTAGGAGTAGGCGACCATAAATTAATATCACACTCAATACGTTGAGGCATATGTGTAGGAATTTCTATGGTTGCCCAATTACGATATACACCCTTGGGAGCAAGAACAATAAAAGTATCTATCATGCCTCGTTCATATAAGATACCGGCATTGTCAATACACACCTTAGATTTTCCTGTGCCCATCTCCATAAAGTAACCCCAGTACAAAGCATTCCAAGATTGTTGTAAAACTTCTGCCTGGTGTTTAAAAGGTTTTGTTTGAAAAGCGTATTTCAATTATTTAGGTTTTTTCATTTGTTTTTTTAATTGTTTAATCAAGGCTTCTTTTTTTCTCCGGCGATCAAGTTCAACACCCAGTTCACGACCCTTGGCCTCCAACTCTAATTTATCCATGTCTTCTAAAGATTTTTGTGGTGTTTGTCCAAACAACCATCCGAAGAAACTATTTTTTTTAAATTGCATTTGATGCTCCATTTGTTATGTATAATAGTATTTTTACCATGAGATAATATGAAAAGCAAATTATTTTCTTTACAATCATAATAATATATATTAGTGTAAAAAATACGAAAGATAGAAAGGAATAAAATGGCAAATCGCGTCTATGTAGTTCAAGAAAATCCAAGAGTCGATATAATATCTGCAACGAAATGGGGAGAGCTCATTCCGTTAACAAATCAGACTGACCAATTACATTTAAATCCAGGCAGACTAATTACGCAAATTAAACGTAAGCTGCAGGATTTTGATAAGGATGATTGGTTATTGGCAATTGGTGATCCGGCAATTATTGGAGTAGCATTTGCTGTTGCAAGTGATGTCAATTCTGGACAAGTCAATATTTTAAAATGGGATAAAATAGAAAGATTATATTATCCTGTTCGCTTGTCTATACGAGGGGGCATCGAAGAACTTAACCATTAACCTGAAGAGGAGATACTATGACAGATAAAAAAGACGATGTGTGGAAGACCATTACAGCAGACTCTAGTGCATTCGAAGGATTATCGACTGAGGGGGGAAAAGAATTAAGCGATTTAATTCGTCAAACTACTTCTATTAATAAGACTATTGATTCATTAGAAGAGGAAGTAAAAAGTCTGAAAGCCAAACGTCAATCCTATCTTTACGATTTAATACCCGCTAAAATGACGGAATTAGGAATGGATAAAGTTGTTGTGGAAGGTAATAGTGTTAGCTTGACAAGTTTTGTACAAGCAACTATGCCAAAAGATCCTATCGACAAACAAAAAGCCATTGCACATTTACGTGAAATTGGGTGTGAGGATTTTGTAAAAAATCAAGTACAAATATCCTTTGGTATTAATGAAGACAATCAAGCACGTTCTATTCAAGCAGAACTTGACGATAAAGGTCTGAATACAAGTGCAAGGACCTGGGTTGAGCCCGCAACTCTTAAAAAGTTAGTAAGAGAAAGAGTAGAATCTAATAAATCAATAGACTTAGACCTGTTTAATGCATATGTGGGTCAAGTTGCCAAAATTAAAGGAGAGTAAAATGGCAGAAGTAAAAACAACAAGTAAAACAGATTTAATGAAAGCTTTTGAATCTGATTCTGGAAGTGGATTTGAAGAAATAACAAGTAACGATATACAGATACCTTTTATCCGTATCATCCAAGCTTTAAGTCCACAGTTAAAAAAGACTGACCCAGGTTATATAGAAGGGGCAAGTCAAGGAGATATTTTTAATACAGTAACAAAAAAATTATGGAGTGCAGAAAAAGGTCTGCTTGTTATTCCTATTTATTATCAACTAAAACTATTAGAATTTATTCCTAGACAACAAGGCGGAGGTTTTGTTGGCGAATTAGTCTCAGATTCCGATGAAGTGCGTAAAGCTTCACGAGATCAAGAGTCAGGATTAGAACTATTAGAAAATGGGAACGAACTTGTGAGAACTGCACAGCATTATGTGAAAGTTATTCACGAGGACGGGACTTTGGAAAATGCAATTGTTGACATGAAAAAAACGCAATTAAAAAAGTCTCGTCAATGGAACTCTATTATGATGATGCAAAAAAATAATGGTATGACACTTCCATCTTTTTCTAGTGTCTATAAACTTACATCTGTAGAGGACGGTAACGATAAAGGGTCGTGGCATTCATGGTCAATTGCTCATGAACGTCATATAGATAGTTTGGAAGACTACAATGATGCAAAGTCAACCCATAATAGTATCAAGAGCGGAGAAATGCGAGTCGCTATACCAGCAGACTCTAACTCTGACGAAGTTCCATTTTAAGAAGGAGAAGTGGCCTCTGTAATGGAGGCCACGTTTCTTATGGGGAAAGTAGCAGAACGTTTCTTAAATCTTTTTCAAGGTTTTAAAGGAGCACACGGACAAACAGAGGTATTACAAAATCAACGGAATGGTAAACAATTAGCACGATATGTAATTGTTAGGGAACCATTAACCGTTGAGCTTATGCAAAAACATCTTGACGGTGAACTTGGCATAGGAAGTATACCCATAGATGAAAATAATCAGTGCTTATTTGGAGCATTAGATATAGATGATTACAATTTAGATTTAATTAAAATAGCAAAGAATATAAAAAAATTAAAATTACCTTTAACAGTATGTCGCAGTAAGTCCGGGGGAGCCCATTTTTATATCTTTTTAAAAGAAAAAATTTCTGCTGCGGAATTACGAGATAGATTATCAGAGTT